AGAGTAAATTCTTCTTCAGGTAACTTAGGCGCAAATGATGTCAAAGTTATCCATGAATTAGTGCAATCTGATGGCTCTCTGACTGTATTATTTGCTGGAAACAATAAGATATTCAAGTTAGGTTCAGGAAATGCAGTGACAGAACTCACCTATGGTGGAGGTGGTTCTGCTCCAACCATTACTGCAAGTAATTGGCAATGTGCTTCATTGAATGGCATCACATATTTCTTTCAGTCTGGTCATAATCCATTGATCTATGACCCTGCTGTATCGACTACAACATATCGCAGAGTATCAGAGAAAACTGGTTATGTAGCAACTGTGCCAGATGCCAATATTGCTATTTCTGCTTTTGGTAGATTGTGGGTAGCTGAAACAACATCAAATAATTCAACTGTTTATTTCAGTGATTTAGTGGCTGGTCATGTCTGGTCAACAGGTACGGCTGGTTCATTAGATGTTAGTAGAGTTTGGGTAAATGGAACTGACCAAATTACTGGTCTTGCGGCGCATAATGGGTTTTTGTTTATTTTTGGCAAGCGACAAATTCTTGTTTATAGAGATGCAACAACTCCATCAACAATGTCAATCAGTGACACTGTTGAGGGTATTGGTTGCATTGCTCGTGACAGCATCCAAACCACCAGCACTGATGTGTTGTTCTTGTCAAACTCTGGTGTCAGATCGCTAATGAGAACGATTCAAGAGAAGTCTGCGCCTGAGAGGGACTTATCCAAGAATATACGCAATGATTTAATGGGAACTGTGGCTGGAGAGACATTGGCAAATATCAAGTCTGTGTATTCAGAGCGTGAAGCCTTTTATTTGTTGGTAACTCCTAGCATTGATACCACTTGGTGCTTTGATACCAAAGCATATTTGCCTGATGGTTCTGCAAGGGTGACAACATGGGATTCCATCACGCCAAAGTCTTTCTTGTCTCGCAGAGATGGAAGTCTTTACATTGGAAAGAATGGGTACATTGGGTACTACAACACTTATCAAGATTACGATACTTCTTATCGTATGTTGTATTACACAAACCATGCTGACCTTGGCGATCAAAATATTACTTCTATTTTGAAGAAATTGTCTACAGTTGTGATTGGTGGTTCTAATCAAATTGTGACATTCAAATGGGGATTTGACTTTAAGACAAACTATTTGTCAGCAAGTGCGTCTATTCCAACTCAGAATGTCTATTACTATGGTGTGGCAGAGTATGGCGCAAATGCCACAACAATTGCCTACTATTCTGATGGTGTTGCATTGCAAACATTGACAGTTCCTGCAACAGGGACAGGTAAGGTTGTGCAAACAGGTTATGAATCAGACATCAATGGTTTTGCTTTGTCTATTCAGAAGATTGAAATTCAAGCCAAGAATGGCAAGATGAGTTAAAGGAGATTATTGTGACTGATTACACCAAGAGTACGAACTTTGCTACAAAAGACAATTTGTCTTCTGGCAATCCTTTGAAGATTGTCAAAGGTACTGAGATTGATACTGAGTTCAACAACATTGCAACTGCCATTGCAACTAAAGCAGATTTGGCAAGTCCTACATTTACTGGGACTCCATCATTACCAACAGGCACAACTGCTGTCACTCAATCCTCAAGTGATAGCAGTACAAAATTGGCAACAACTGCATTTGTTCAAGCGGTTGCACAAGTATTGTTTCCAGTAGGCGCAATTTATTCAGCCACTGTATCCACTAATCCCGGAACTTTGCTTGGATTTGGCACATGGACTGCATTTGGTGCTGGACGAGTAATGATTGGTGCTGGAACTGGTGGTGGGGCTACTTATACGGCTGGTTCTACTGGTGGTAGCAAAGACGCAATTACTGTCAGCCACACGCACACAGCAACATCATCTGTAACAGATGCTGGTCACAATCATACTATTCCTTATGGAACAGGTTCATTTGGTGGTGGTGGTTCATCAAGTTTGGAATATGGTTCATCAAGACCGGGTTATCCAGTTGCAACTTCATCTGTAACAACAGGAATTTCAGTTTCTACATCTGTTGCAAGCTCTGGTTCTAGTGGAACAGATGCAAATATGCCTCCGTATGTTGTGGTGTATATGTGGCAACGGACTGCGTGAAGACTCCTGTAATCTATCACAATGATTACATTGTCTTCTTGGAAAATGATTTTGGGTTTACTTTTATACATTGTGATTGTGTAAAGTGGACAAAGGAAGTGAAGAAAGATTTGTTGAGTGATTTGAAGAAATTGTTTGAGATACATAGAAGTGAGATTTATGCAATACATGAGATTGGTGATGTAAAGCATGAGAAATTTCTAGGTATTGTTGGTTTTGAGTATCTGAAAGATTTTGTTGGTTCAGATGCAAAAGTAAGACAAATATTTGTCAGGAGAATATGATGGGAATTGAAGCGGCGGCAATAATGGGAGGTGCATCACTGTTAGGTGGTGCAATGCAAAGTAGTGCGGCTAAAAGTGCGGCTCAAGAGTCTGCACGAGCACAACTAGAATCGGCAAGAATTGCGGCTGAAGCGGCTAAGTTTCGCCCAGTAGGTGTAACTACTCGTTATGGCGCATCAAATTTCCAATTCACGCCTGAAGGTTATCTTGCTGGTGCTGGTTACACAGTCAGTCCTGAATTAAGGGCATACCAAGATCGACTACAAGCACTGACTGAGCAAGGGTTAACCCAAGCAGAGCAAGCACAAGCTCAGTATCAGCCACTTAGCACTGCGGCTACAGGACTGTTTGGATTGGGTCAACAGTATTTGGCTCAAAGTCCTGAACAAGTAGCGGCTCAGTACATGGCAAGACAGCAAGATTTGCTTGCACCTAGCCGTGAGCGTCAATATGCTCAGTTGCAAAACCAGTTGTTCCAAACAGGGCGTGGTGGGTTGTCTGTAGGTGCTACAGGTGCTAGACCAAGCGGTGCGGCTGGATTGGGAGCAACAAATCCTGAGATGGAAGCCTATTACAACGCTTTAGCGCAACAAGATGCGGCATTAGCGGCTCAAGCTCAACAGGCTGGTCAGCAACAGGTGGCATTTGGCACAGGATTGCTTGGACAGGGTGCTGGGTTGCTTGGACAGTATCAAGCTGGTCAGGTTGGTGCTTTGAGTCCATTTAGCACATATTTGGGTGCTGGCTCTACCATTGAACAACTTGGTCAACAGCCTTTGGATATTGGCGCACAGTTGGGTGGTCGTGCGGCTACTGCTGGTCAAAATGTTGGTCAATTCTTGTATGGTGGTGGAATAAATGCGGCAAGAACAATTCAAGGCGCATCAGGTCAAAGTGGATTTGGTGCGGCATTAACAGGATTGGCAAATAATCCAGCCGTTATGCAAGGTGTTTCAAACTTATTTTCAAATGCTCCTAGTGGTGCGGCAGGATATAACATAAGCCCATCCGCATGGGGTGCTTATTATGGTCAACCTTGAGGAATAAATCATGGCACTTTTTACTGAAGAAATAACTCCAATACAAGTACCAAATGTTTTGGGGAGTACACAACCAAGAGCATTTCTTGCAGATAGTGTTATTGACCCAACAACTTTGCCAGTTGACCAATCATTAGGGTTATCTCCTACTGCATCTATTCAACAGCCTTTTATGTTTGAGCCTATGAAGTCTGCTCAACAGCCATCTATTGTTGGTGGAATGTTTAGTCCTGAACTGCGTAGTGCCGCAGAAATGGAATACTTACAAAATCGTCAAAGAGCAATGCAGAATGAAGCATTGGCTTATGCACAACTAACTCCAATGCAACAAGCTCAATATGGCTTCTATCGTGGCGGTCAACAATTAGGCGATGCTGTAAGTGGCGCATTGGGAGGTCAAGACCCACAATTACGCATGATTGCACAGCGTCAATCTTTGATAAGCCAGTTAGATTTGAGTGACCCAAATTCTTTAATTAAAGGTTCTCAATTGGCTTCACAGGCTGGTGATTTGCAGTTTGCATCTTCATTGGTTGATCGTGCTAAGGCTTTGCAAGAATCAATAGCAAAACAAACACAAGAAAAAGCATCTGCTGGAAAATCATTGGCTGAAACAGCAAAAATATTGTCTGAATCACAAAACAAAGAATCCACAATTCAAGGATTGATGTCTAGATTTAATTTGAGTAAAGAAGATGCAACAACAATTGCTGGTAATGCTCAATTACTTGAAAAATATTTGACACCAGCAACTTCTCAAGCATTTGAGATTCTTAAAACTGGGAAATTTACTCCTGAAAGTGTTGCGGCTTTTGCTAATACTGGCAATTTGTCAAAATTGGACAGTTTTGATATGTCTGCCAAACCAAGTGAGCCTTGGTTAGAAGTTGCAAGAGAATTGAAACTTCCAGCAAGAAAATCATTCAATGATTATTCGCCAGAAGAAGTAGCACTTGTTAATAAAAAATTGTTTGATAGAGAGATAGAAAAAGCAAAAGCTACAGCCGCAAATATTCGTGTTGGTGTTGATGTCAAGGCTCAAGAAGCTGGAGCAACAGAAAGTGCAAGACTTGACGCAAAACGAGTTGATGAAGCTCGTACTGCGGCATCCAAAGCATTAGAACAAAAACAAATTTTGTCAGCTATGCAACAAGCATTGCCAAACATTGTT